CTGTTTCACCATAGTAAGCATAAGCTGTACTATCTGAATGAACGTTAGTGTCGGTTGCACCCACAGTCCGTCTTAATGTAATTGACCAGCCTGAATCACTAGCTGAATAATAGTAATGAGTTCTCGTGAATAGCATTATCGTAGAGGTTGCAGATGTAGGAGTAATAGAAAGAGTATGATTGGTAACGTCAGCATCACTAGCACTTACAGTATAATTCGTAGTTGTACTATTATGGACTACTTGCAAAACTTTCCCCACCCCTGTAACACCACTTGCCATAGCACCAGTTAAATTCCCTGCTGGTAAACTGGTAAGACTTGCTCCCGATCCACTCAACGGCCTGTCTACTGTGATATTTCCACTTCCATCTGGTGTATTTATATTTGTTACTTTAATTGTCGATGCCATAGTTTATCCTTAGATTATAGTCCAGGTTGAGCCACTAGCTACCGTTATCGTATATCCATCTGATACTGAAACAGGACCAGCAGTTGTCCCATTTTCTGAGCCTAGAAAAGTTATATTCTCATCAATAGTTTTGGCATTGGTGCGTATAATGTGACTTGTGCCTAAACTTGGACCTCCACCTTCTGCTGTAGCTATAATACCTGATGATCTGGTTACGTTTGATCCAACGATTCCACTCATAGTTTATTCCTTATAATGTCTGATCGAGATATGAAACACATACATCAATATTTGATGAACTACCAGTAATAATTGATAAATGATCTGAGGCTTCCATTACAAATTTGGAAGTATGTTCAAAGGTTGCTTTAGCTGTAAGGTCTTGATCGAAATAAATATAAGTATCTGATCCTCCCCCTCCGTCATCAATCAATAATTTGAATGTTTCCGCTGCATTTCCTGTTTCACATATAGTTATACTTAAAACCGTATAAGTATGTCCAGATGCAACAGTAAGTAATGCTTGAACAGAAGAAGCATCGCCTCTGAATGTTGCTAATTTTAAAACTTCACTTGCCATAACTTTCTCCTAAAATCCCATGACTAATGCTTTGCCTGTACTTGTTGTATAAGAAGTCCAAGTTCCACCGATAACTGGACTATTTATAGTAGGGCTGGTTAATGTTTTATTTGTTAATGTATCTGTGGTTGCTTTACCTACCAATGTATCTGTAGCAGCAGGCAAAGTGATTGTTACAGTAGTCGTAGCAGCAGGACCAATTACTCTAACATAGTTTGTACCGTTATCTGAATCTTCATAAAAATCTAAATAGCCTGCACTTGAAGCAGCATTTTTTAAACTAGCACCTGTATTAATAACAGGTGTAGTTAAAGTTTTATTAGTTAGTGTATCTGTAGTAGCTGTGCCTACTAAAGTAGCATTAGCATCTGGAAAAGTAAAGGTTCTAGTCGTACTAGTTGATATTCCAGAACATTGGAATTGAGCTTTTTTAGTTGTATCTCCATTATCTTGGAGTGTAAAGTTATCATCATCTATTGTTGAAACTGTACCTGAAACAACATCATCTATTTGAGTTTGAATAGCTGAAGTCACACCATTAAGATAACCAAACTCAGTGTTACTTATAGTCCCATTATGAATCTTAGAAGCATCTATAGCAGCACTTCCATTAATATCAGCATTTTGAATAACACCACTACCAATAGAGGTAACACCAGCATTAGAGATAGTTATATCTCCTGTCATAGCTACATTATCAAAATCAGTGCCATCTGCAACTAAAATATGTGTATTAGTAGCAGCATAAGAATCATCAAATAATGTTATTTTAGCTCCGGTAACAGCATCATCAGCCAATTTCGCGGTAGTTACTTGTCCAGCTCCAATATGGGCAGTGTCAATACTTCCGTCTGTATAGTGTTCGCTGTCAATCGCATCGTCAGCTATTTTTGTTGCATTGATAGCATCCGCAGCTATCATAGCAGTCTCTACTGCTCCACTAGCTATTGTTAAAGCTCCAGCAGCACTGATAGTAGCATCTCCTGAGAGAGCTACACCAGCATAATCTGTACCGTCAGCTACTAATATAAAACCCGATGTTGCAATAGCAGCGTCATCAAGTAACGTGAGCTCATCTAGAGCCTCCTGAGCCATGTAGAACGCTTGTTTACTATCGGTATCCAAGTCTGTCTCAGATAAATTAGAGCCATCTACATAGTCTACAAGCCTTGTAGCTTGACTTGTAGTACGCTTGATTAAAACTACCTGATCCGCAGTTATATCAGCAGGAGAAGTCACTGTTATTAAACTATCGTTGTTCCAAGTAAAACTTGCTGAAGATCCATCGACCTCGACAGTTACATGAGTTCGACTGATAAATGGAAAAGTAACAGCAAATTCCTGAGTGTCACCTGAAGCAACATATCTTACACTTGAATTAGCCATTTATTGTTGTCCTTGGGGTTGTTGTAATGGGCTTAAAGGAGCCATTTGTGATGAATATTGATCCATTATATTTGAAGATGGAATTGTAGCAGATTTTTTAAGACGCATACCTTGTTCAAATATATATCTCATACGAGCGCGTAATTCTGGAAATCTCTTTTTTGTTGCTTTTATTGCTCTATCTCTATTCTTATTGAGTTTCATGTCTAGTTTTGCTAATTGCTTTGGTGCTGAAAGACCACCTTTTTTAACGTGTTGTTGCCACCATTCAGTAAGTTCTTTTGGTCCAAGACCTGTAGGTGGAGATGCCCACCGCCATCCTCTAACCATTTTCTCTAATTTATTATCTCTAGTATTTAATCTAAGCCATTCATCTCTGAAAAATAACCATTCATCCGTATTTAATTTAACAACACCAAAACTTTTATTAGTCTGTGGATCATTACCTACAGAAAAGGATTTAACTTGTTCTGGTGATTGCATTTTAGAACCAAGTTCAGCAAGTTTTCGCATAACAGCACTATTAGATTCAGATAAACCTATATTTGTAGCACCAATATTAAATATACTATTGACCATATTTCGTGTATATTCATAGGGTTGGATATGGTTTTCATTTTCGTAATGAGTTCCTGGATAAAACTCTGTTTCGTTCATTAAATTCTTAACTTTTGCTGTGTCTCCATGACCTGTAAGACTCTTGTAAAACTCATCAAAAACAACTGAGGATTCATTTATTAGAGCACGATAAGATTGTTCAAAAGCTGATGCACCTATTTCACCAGTATATTTTTGTTTAATAGGGTCCCATTCAGACTTCATACGTTCAGGTAATTCCTTTATAGGTTTACCAGCTTCGTGTCCTTTAATTATATTTCTTCGTATAGACGAAAATAAACTAACACGAGGATCATAACGTAATCTAAGTTGATTTAACCATTTTTGTTTGATATGAATATCTTCATCAAAAATAGCTAGTGATTGCATTAAACTTTGTAAATAATGTCTATCTTTAATTAACGCTTGGAGAGAAAGAACACTTGTATTAAACATTTCGTTGTACTGTTCTTCTCGTTTTCTATCATCATCCAGTGGATTACCCTGTCGATCTAAAGATTGTTGTCCGTTTAAATGACGTAATGATCGCATAGTTTGAGCTATAATAGATGCTTCTGAAAATATCATACCAATAGGGTCCCATCGAGCATAAGGTATAGGACCAAAGCCTAAGTTAAAAGTATACCAATGTTTACCGCCCATAGCTTTTTCCATACGAGCTCTAAGCTTAGGATCAGCAGGAGGACCATTAGTAATAACTCCGTTAGCAGCTAAAAATATAGCTCCTGCCATTAAATATCGACCTGTTGCTACCCTTCCTTTAGCCATTTGAACTACTGCTGGTGAAGATAGTTTAGGATTTAATTCTTTCTGAAGTGTTTGATGAAACTCATTAAGTAAAGGAGTTAGTTCTGTACCTGTTCTTAGTATCTGGTAAGGTGTACGAAAGAAAGGAAGATAACCTCTTAGAATTCCTGTAGAATCTTCGTTTATTATGCCTTGTAATTTAGAAGCCAATCCAGGAACTTCCTGCATTTCAACCCCATCTTTAGTTATAACTGGTCTTTCAACAGTAGGTAAATCATCTGTAAATGTATTTTTTTCGGCTAACTGTTGAGCTCCTTCTCTAATCTCTGGATGTGCGTCAAGATCATCCATTATTTCTTTAGCTCGTTTATCAACGCTAATTTGATGATCCACAGTAGTAGGTTTAAGGCCTTTATTCTCTGCCATAAATTCGCTTACAGCTTTTCGGTAAGCTAATGAAGGAAGTTCTCCAGCTATACTTAATCCTTTATAAGCTATATCCATTGAAGAAACAAGATTTCCTGGCAAATTTGTAACTTTTCCCATGTAATCAAAAGCTGCACCTCTCGCTCCAGATAATTGTAGTAATTCTTTGGACATATAGCGTGTATGAGGCTTTTGCATATCAGTTTTAATTCTAGGATCATCTAAACCTTCGCCATATCGCATAGCTCTCCAAAACACTTTAAGTTGTGAAGGAATAGCGTTCATAGATTTTTGAAAAAATATAGCTGCTTCTCTATGTGTTACAGGCCCACCACCTTTCTGAGCAGCCATAAACTTAAACATTGGAGTAATACCTAGCATAAAACTATTTCCTATACCATTTACAACAGGAGTTTTAAAACTACTAAGTAATCCATTAATAAATATTTCTTCTGAAATAAGTCTATACTTCATCCAAGTGCTTAACTTAGGAGCTAATAGTCTCATGCGTATCTGTGTTAACATAGAATCAGCAATAACTTTAGCTTCTTCTTGAGTTGCTGTTTGTATAGCAAGTTCTCTTAAATCTTCTAAAGTTATTTTATGTTTATCTTTAAGCCAACCTAATCTTTGCTTTTGATTCTTAATCTCTTGGACAAGCTCTTTTTCTACATCAGTTGGAGTTCGTTTAGCAGTAGTGGGAGCTTTACCTTCTCTCGTTAATATAAGTTTATTAAGTTCTTCTCTATATCGTTTAATATTAGCTTCTGCTTTTTGAGTATCCGTTTTAGGCTTTTTAATTTGTTTCTTAAGTTTTTTTACTTCCTTTTCAAGCTCTAATATTTCAGTTGTTTTTAGTTCTTTAAACCCTTTTTTAGTAACTTTACCAGCTTTTAAGTCTTTTAATTGCTGAGTTAGTTGAGCAAACCTAAGTTGTATAGCTTGTTGCTCTTTAGGAAGTGTGGTTTTTTCTAGTTCTAATTCTATAAGGTCTTCTAGTTCTAATTCTTTAGCTGTTTTTAAACGTGGTTCTCCTTTTTTCGGACGTTTACCAGCTTTTAAATTAGCTAATCTTTTTTCTAGTCGTTTAATTCTAGCTTGGGTAGCATTTAATTTGGTCTTTAAACGCTTACCTTTTTTAGTATCCCCCTTTTTAACCTTAACTCTACGAGTAGCAGCTCCAGGAAGATCAACTTTTAATTTATCCCATGTATCAAGAAACTCATCAGATCTTCTATGACTCATGTTAAAGATGTTATCTATTGTTCTAGTATAAGAAACTTCAGCATGAGGCGAGGCATTAAACAACTCATCATGGACATTAAGTTTCGATTTTGTAAGTGATTCCCCAACTGTCTCTGAATGAGCCCTAAGTAAATTACTTGCTAAACTAGATTCTCTACTTGCTAAACTTATTATCTGTTCAAGTTGAGCTGAAGCTGCATTACGATTAGCTAAAGCTATATCATATTCATCTGTTCCAACTTTAGCATTTTTAAATCGTTTAAAAAGTTTTTCAACGTGCTCTAAGTGCATTAATACTAAAGCTTTATACGCATCTACATATCCAACAGCCTTTTCTAAATTAGCTACGTTTTGTCCTAGAGTATCAATTATTTCATCTACAGGTTTACCAAGTAAGTTTGCAACACTTTGAACTTTAGATAAGTAAGTTTTATCTTTTAAACTTTTAGAATCTATAACTCGACTTAAAGCTTGAATTAATGATTTAAATTCCGGTGTAGTTCGTGTTTTTAATAAGTTAAATGATTCTATAATAGGCATTTGTTTGGGATTTCCAGCTTGATCTTTACCCATATAATAGTAATCTGGAGTTTCTATTTTTTCTCCATTAACATACTTAGTTAACAGTTTAACTAAACCTGGATTGGGTTCGGTAAGAGCTTTTCCAATTTTAGGTAGAGGACTTCTTAAACTGTTTTCGATTTCTTTTCTAGCAGAAGCTTCTAAATTTTGAGGTAAATTATCTAAAATAGATTTTTTACCAGCTTCATCAGCTTGATCGAAAGTAACTTTTAAAAGAGGTAATATTTCTGTTACATACTCTTGAGTAGCTTTTTCAACGTCCTTAAGTGCAACTCCTGTTTCAGTTTGAAATCTTTTTCCTAATTGTGCTACTTCTTTAGCTAAACTTTTATCGACACCAAGCATCTCCTCTGCACCTTGAGGATTAATCCAAGTAGAAGTTTTAGTATAAGACCAACCCATAAACTTCAATAGATTTTTTAATACAGATGCTACTATAGGTGCTCCAATAGCACCTGTTATTACATTTTTAGTAGTAGCTTTCGCAGTAGAATCAGGATCTAACTTTCCAGTTTTAGGATCTGTATAACCCTCAGGTTTAGTAGCTAGATAAGTATAAAGTGCATGGGAAGCTACAGGATGTTGAGCAAGACTATCAAAAAGCAATAACATATTAGCCATATTTGGATCGGTTGCTTTAAAAGCTAACGCATCTGTACCAGCTCCAGCTATACCCCATGTTAAAAGATCTTGGGCTTTTTTAAGTGTTTTAGAAGATTTAAATAAAGTTGTTAAGCCTTGACCTATTTTCATCGCAGCTACTGGACCTTTAACAGCCCAAGTAGCAGGAACAAAAAAAGAGGCTGCTTGTGGAAAACCTTTTAATAGAGCTTCAAAAATATTTTTAGGTTCAGGGATATGTAAAGAACCTTCTTCAACAGCTCCAACTCTAGATAACACATTTTCGCCCATTTGCATTACACCATACGCAGGCATTTTTGCTGCTCGTTTAGCAACATTAGCATATTCTTTAACAGTCCACCAAATACTATCCGGATCTTCAGCTTCTAATTTATCTATTTCTCTTTTTTGCGCGTTATGTTTAAAGTGTTCCTTCTGTTCGTCTAAAGCTGTTTGGTCACGATCTTCTTGGCTAACATTATTATCTTCTTTAGTAGCTTCTATAAAAATAGTATCTGAATTTTCTTTATATTTATCAATAAATGTATCAAATTCTACTTCTTTATCAAAAGCTTCTGCTGCAAAAGTTTCTTCTGACGGAGCTGCTATAGAAGAACTATCGGGAAGATTAATTTCTTGTTCTTCAGGTTCAATTAGCTGTTCTTCAGGCTCTATAAAATTCTGTAAAATATTAAATGATTCGTCAGCCATTTATGTTATCCATTAAATTTCTGTTATCTTAGGAGCTTTAGTACCTTTTGGAAATGGTCTACCTATACCCCATGTAAATTCTGGAGCTTTCGATGGACCTACTATCCCCTTTGTTTTAGCAGCTTCTTTCTTGTCAAAATCATATCTATCTGCATAAGTTATCGTGTTTGTCTTAGGATCTTGTTTAAAACTAACCTTACCAAGTGTCCAAGCCATAGCTCTTAACTTAGGATCTTGGTCTAGTAGTGGTTCATATTTTTTATCAAGCAAATTTAAACTGTTCCAATTACTGTCTTTATCCTTTGGTCCACCTTTCCAATCGTTCTTAGCCTTTCTCACAAAAAAATCTAAAGTCTCCATATGTTGTGCTGTCATAAGTGATTCAGGTGTAAAAGTACGTTGAGCATCTACTTCAGCTTGAGTTGGATTTAGTCCAGCTTTAATTCTAGCTTTGGCTGAATCAGCTAAATAACCTATAAACGAATATGCAGGCAAAGGATCTTCCAATATTTTAAGATAGCGTACAAATTCTTTAATATCAGTTTCTGTTTCCTTAGCTTCTTTAGCTATTACTTCACCTATTTTAAAAGCAGTAGCTTTAGGATCTTTAATCCATTCAAATATTCCTGCGGTAAGAAAAGAATCTGTTTCTTGGGTATCTTCAGTAGTAAGTGTATTTGGAAATCTAGGACTATCTAGAGGTCCTCCAGTTTTATCTGGTCTAGAGGTTGCCTTTACATTAGTAGCCATTTTTATTTAGACTCCTTTTTCTTCAATAATCTTACTGTTGTACCATTCTGATCTTCTTCTACAACCTCCCACTCTCCAAGGTCTTCTATAAGTTTTAATACGGCTTCTGTTCTTTGAATAGCCCACGCACTAGCTTCTTCAGGTGCAAAAGTACGTCTTCCATATTTCTGATTAGCTGCATCATCATAAACTCTATTCAAACTAGCTGTATATATTGCTGCTTGATTTTTTGCTACTTCCGATTGTACTGTCTCTAAAATAAATCTAACTTCCTGAGGCCATTTAACTTTATTTATAACCAGATACCAACCTTCCATCCATTTTTCGGAAAAAAGATCTTCTAAAGTTTCGTTTTCTTCTTCTAAAATAGGAGCTAAATAATTTTGAAGAAATGTATTTTGAACTAATTTTTGAATTCGTCCATCAGAAGTTATGCTTGATTTCTCTAGCATACTTATATTTTCTTTATAAGAACTTTTATTTACTCCTACTAAGCCGTTCAGTTTAGATGCTACATCATTTGTTAAATGGAATTTTTGCACTAATCCTTGAACACCTTCTTCATTTGTAACTAGCCCTCTTGCAACATAACCTAAAGCTTGCATAAATTGTGTACTACCCACTCCATTTTTATCGGATGTTAAAAGCACTTTGGCTTTGTTAATCCAAGTAGAAGCATCTGTTCCAAATTGTTGTATAAATAATGTGGTATCTTCTGCTGTCCAAGGAAGATCATTTTCTAATTTAACGGCTGCCCAACCCTGAAACCAATCACCCGCACTATTTTTATGCTCTGCTGTTAGGGCTTTTTGTATAGCTGTAATCTCGCTATCTAATTCACTAAACAAAGATTTAAAAGTTTGATGATCTCCGATTGCATCTTGTTTTCCAGCAGTAATCAAAGCTTCTTCTTTATCAGATAAAGGTTTAAAATAATCATCAATTCTATCGGTTAACTCGTCATATAACTCAGGATTTTGTCTGTATTTGTCAACTACATTATTTTTCAAAAGTGAAAATACAGCTTTATTATTATCTATATTCAACTCAGTACGAATCCATTTCCCTCCAACTTTAATTCGTTCATGTTTAATTTCACTAAGTTTAAGTTTGTCAACTAAAGTTTTAATAAAAGGTACTGGTATAAATGTAGTTTCAGTAAACTGCTTTTCTATAGAAGCACTTACAGCTTCCATAGTATTTTGCATACGACTTGCTAATTCAAACTTAGCTATATCAACATTCCATTTATGCTTGTAACCTTCTAACTTAGTATTTAGAGTTGCTAAAGCTTCGCCATTATGAGTAATATTACGAGTTGCTTCTTCTCTAATTTGGTCAATAAATCCAGCGTGTTGTATAGCTTTTTGTTCTGTAGTTAATTCTAAATGGTTAGAAATATTGTCAGCCGTATTAGAGCTATAAACTTCTACTTGGTTTAAAATTTTATTAGCATAGTTTTCGTCTAATAAATTATAATTATGAATTAAAGCTTTTTGTGAAGTTAATCCTGGAGCTACTTGTTCTTTGGCTGCATATAATCCAGCAGTAATCATATCTTCTGCAAACTTTCGCTGCTTCGCTATTTCTGCTGCTGATCCTAAAGCTTTACCAAAAGCTCTAAGTCCTTCGACTAATCCAGTTCCTGCTGGACTTCGAGTACCAAATACATTTTGTGTATAAGCTGGTCCGGATGTTGTTAAAGCTGTACCAGTTTGAGAAGTTTTAACTAGCTGTGCTTGAATGGGGTCTAGAGGAATTTGATTTTGAGCCACTTATCTTTTTCCTCCCAACATTCGTTTATCAACAGGAGTTGCGAAAACTCCTCCATGTGATTTAGTGCCGTACTCACTTGAAACTTTTTTAGTTGGAGTTGTATCGCTTTTCGCACTAGGAACATTTCCTACGCGTCCTTTGTTCCACTCAGATCCATATTGTACGGCTGAAGCTCCAATAGATAGAGCTAATCCGGTAGCACTTGGGAATCCTTGTAATGAATTATATAACGCATTGTTTCTACTTTGAGTTGCAAGGGCTTCATTAGCACGTTGGGTTTGTAGATTTCTTATTCTTATTTCATAATTAAAATCTTTTCTATGACTAGCATATAAGCCTTGTCTTTGAATATTCATTATAATACTTTCAGCAGACCCTCCAGACTTATTAGCTGAACCTTGTAGAGCTAATCTAGCAGCTACAGCCCTTCTAACTTGACCTTGTAATTCAAATTGATTAACTGCGTGTTTCTTATATTCAAGCTGTTCTTGTTCGTTTAGATTTGTATACGAATTGTATAATAACTGATTATTAAAAGCTGCCTGTTCTCTTGCTCTATAATATTCTTGCTGTCTTAATATCGTTGTTTCTTGATATTCCATCAGTTTGGTTCCAGCAGAAGCAGCAAACTGACCTAATTTCAAGTAGGTATCAAGATCAGCACTTGTAGCCATATCCCACAAAGCAGTAAAACCCATTAATCAGCTACCTTACAAAATTCATAAAACTTTACGTTATTAATCATGCGTTCTCCTATAATCTTAAATCCGCACCATCTTATCCATTTAATATGTAGATCATTTCTACTATCTATAATATTCCATATATGCGGAAAGAGACTATTCATTCCATTAACTTCAGTTCGACTCTCTCGTAAGAAAGCGCGTTTAATCTTATGTAAACCTTTAGAGCCTAACATCCACACAATGCCTGTTGTTTCATCTACAGGACAAACTCCGTACATCCCTACTACTTGTCCATGATTATCTATTATAGAACGACAAACTTTTCCAAATAAATATCCGGACAGTAAAGCTTGTTCAGAAGTCTTTCCTAACGTATTGACTTCTCGTTTATCTTCGTATCTTAAATTAGGAGCTAATTCACAAATATCATGTAATATAGATTGCCTATGATAAGGCTTCATGTTATCTCCTAGCAGAAACAGTCCGTACTACATAATTGCCTTCCCAATCGGCTCCTGTAAATGCACAAGGCAAATAAGAATCTGAGATTAATTCTAGTTTTAAATCTCTAGCATCAGCTAAGATAAGCTTTTTAAAACTACCAGTTTCAAATGGAATAGTACCAATCTTGTTTAGAGTCGATCCTAGAATACGTCCAGTATAGATATGGCTGAAAGCATCCCTTCCTGGAGCTGTCACTTGAAGTTTAAAGTATCCGGTATTAAAGTAATCTACATTGAACTTACGGATCTTCAAGATACCACCAGATAACGAGCTTAGTCTTCCTTGTACTTCAGTCTTAATTGTAGGCTCAGTAAACTCATAGAGAAAGCGGTAATCTTTACCAATGAAACATGAGCTGGCTGAGTGATCTCCAGAAGCAGTAAGGGTTGTAGGAGTGGTTTGTGATACCCCTTGCACCAAGTCACCTTCTTTTCCACTAAAACCTGCCCCAAAGACCACTCTAAACGTGGAACCAAAATCATCAGGATAAGGAATAGTCCATGAAGTAAGATCAGCTCCTGAACTATAAGAGCCAGTAACTTCTGTAAGTCTATCAAGATGTGGCTTGAAAGAAAGCTGAGTTGAGCTTTCAGTCAGATTAACAAGGTTAGCATCTTGTAAACTTATTTTATCCAGATAAGTGCCATCAGGTCTAACGATAACAAGATAGGCGATATGGTCTATAACATTAATACCTATTACTTTTTCTTCAGCTTTAAACTTCCATTTAGACCATGAGCTTAACTTTTTAACTCCTCTCTCAAATAACATCTTATAGATAAATATTTCATTTAAGTTTTCATCTGAGAGAACAAACAAAAAGTCACTATGAGGACTTATATCAAATATTTTACCCTTGATATAACTTGGCACATGGCTTGTAATTTCTTCTGCTGTTTCTTCTTGTAAGTCTTCTATAGTTCCGAATTCACGAATAGAAGAAAAGCCATCTACTTCTTCTGAAAAATAAAGTTTACGTCCATTCAGAATAGGAGTAGCCCCTATGTCATTCTTATATTCTGTAAGCAGTGATAGTTTAGCATTAGTAGGAGTCAAACCTCCTGCTGCAAACTCAGATAATTTAAACTGTGCAAAATTACTAAATAAATAAAGGTCTTCGTTAAAGGCAAGACTATGATGAAGAATACTTACTTGGTTACTAGGAGAAGCTAAGTCTATAGGGTCTGTATCCAGTAAATCTGTAGCCGTTGTATTATAGAAATTAAAGAATTCTCCAAGCTCAGACAGTATAATATTTTCTCCTGCTAAAAAGCCAAATCTATTCTTGTGAAAGAAAATATCATTTAACTTTTCACCAATAAAACTAGGATCAGGAGCAGTCGTTATATCACCTACTAACCTATCAGTCCATGTAATTTGAGACAGTGAAAATACGGTTTCACCAAAATCAGCAGCAAACGCATCATCCCAAGGATCTTCAGAAGTCCTGATAAACTGTATAGGCATTGTACTAGCATCTAGACTATTAGCTAATCCAGGTTCTACAGTTTCTACCCATTCACCCACATCTTCATCTGCTTGGTTATTATGTTTAAGCCAGTAGTCATCCGTTCCTGAGCTTGGGCTTCCGGTAACTCTAACTATAAAACCATCTTTAGTCCTAGAAGGAAGATCCGTAAAGTCAACAACAGAGCCCTTGATAGCTATTAGATTGTCTTCAGGAGCTTGTGCATGAAGCGTAAAGTCAGCACCATTAACTCTTGTTAGATGAACATTGGAACTCCCAAACTTGGTAACAGTAAAAGCTCCAGTACCAGCAGAACCAATACTTCCATTAATATCATTGTAAATATCATCAAGTTGTGTAGCAGCGTCAGCACTAGAAGTAACAGTTGATCTCAATGTACCATCAACATATACGGTCATAGTAGCAGCATTAGTAGCCTGCTTGAGAAACACTATACCTTCAGGGTTTCTATCAGAACTTGTAGTAGATGACTTAGCAGTGGTAACAGTTTTGTTTAATAGAAATGTAAAATCAGCTACTGTAAATAACTTAAGATTATCTCGTGTATTAGCACTGGTTATATAGGTTAATACGTCTCCTGTAGCTCCTGAGACACTCTTAGAAACACCATCTAGATCCCATACTTCCATTTCAGCTCCGGAAAAATCGGAACTAAAATCAGAACTAAACTGTTCTGAGGTCAGATGTACTATATATCTCTCATTTTCATCCCTGTTAATGAAATGAATATTTGCATCTGTATCAGTTTTATTACTTAACTTTGCTATATATTCTAACGGAGGTCTTTTTTTAAGCCCCTCAGCTATAGTAACTAACCCATTCTCTTGTGTAGTCGATTGAGAAGCCAAGCGTAATGCAGGAGGTTGTTGAGAAACCCCATTGATTAAGTTACTTATTTGCTCTGTAATAAGAGGCATTTACCATAGCTTCCTGTATAATTTGGTGGTGTTATACATATCTGTAGTGCCATAGCCTATATTGAATCCAGATCTCTCTCCTTCATCATCCAGTAAATCAGCATAAGCTTCGGCTTCTTCTTGTCGATTAACTGTCTCTGCTGAGACTTGTCCTATAATTTCTTCTTGAAATACTCGCGCTGCCTTTGTAGTTATATACTGCCTTGCAGTTTGTGGAATGTCTTCAAAATCCAACAAGGTAATAGTAACAGCATCATTAATAGAAGTTGTCCAAATAAAAGTATTATTGTCTAAATCATAAAGAAAAGGAGATCCTTCCCTTCCCCTGATTGTTGTAAGTTTAGTAGGAGAATAAACAGATAATACGGATGTACCAAGAGGAATACGGCTGTCTGAATCTAAGGACAATACAACATCCCATTCCGTATTAAAATGCCATCCTTTTTGCTGTACCTCTCTGTTGATATTGGATATAAGATTTTTAGCTTGAGTAACATCTACTGTGGTAGCTGTCTCTAAACTAGAAACAGCAGCCTCACCTACCGCAGCTAAGAGTATATTAACTGAATCTAGTTCTGTTATAGGTACTGTAGAAAAATGTGACATTTTAAGTAACTAACCCCATGCCCATAACTTGAGCAGTTCTAATAGTTAAATTATCAGTGCTATCTACATTAGCAACAAAGATAGAAACATAATCATTAGTAGCCATTGAAGCATATCCAAAAGTAACAAGGTTAACTGAGTTAACTGTAACTCTAGGACAAAAGCCTACTATTTTAGTGCCTGTAATAAGTGTTCCGTTTTTATGTATAGCTAATCCAAACTCTTTATCTACAGCAGAAGTATCAATTTCCAAAGAAGCTGACGCTAAGAATAAACAGTTAATTGTAGGGGTCCCTGTATATCTTAGTCTACCATCGGTATTTTCATCAAACTCATTTGCAGTAGGAGCTGTACTAAGAGTCCAAGTTCCTGCTGTTCCTTCTACATACGTTCCAGCTACACTGATTGTAGTGCTGCCAGGAGAAGAAACATACATACTCCCTTGTTTTACTTGGGTTGTTTCAATAAAGTCTCGCAAGTCTTGGGGAGTAATAGAACCAGCAGCTTGACCGTCTTGAAACAAGTTAGTAACTAAGTTGCTTACGGTTCTACTTGTATCAGTCATTCTTCAAAATCTCCGTTAAAAAAAATGAGGAGCCTAAGTGTTACCCTAGACTCCTCAAAAGGTTAACTTGAGGTTACGGTAGTACCACTACCAGAACCTTGTACCGACATACTGAACCCACAAGTAGCAGCTACAGCAGTAGAATGAGCTTTACCAGCGAGTCTTACCATAGCTTTAGCAGGAACAACAAAAGGCACATTTCCTGGAAAGGAGAATGAACCCATATTGTTAGAGTTACCACCAGTAGCAGCAACTACATCATTGTCGTTCTCTACTACTGTTACTTTAGCAACAGTGCGCCAGCTTTCTGAGTTAGCTACACCAGATGATTCGGCATGAGCCACTTGAAGCGCAATCTCAGCCGTACCCTGACCAGCACCTACAGCATCTACATCATACCAGAAACCGTGAACATAACCAGTATGACCAGCAGGAATTTTCCAAGTACAGTTTCCTGACTCTTTAGATCCTGCATCAATGACAGCGTGTACTCCACCACCAGTTACATCAGCGATAGTGATAGCACCAGCAGCAGCAAGTCCAGTACCAGAAGTTGCAATTTCAGCTTTCTGGATAAAGGAAATGTTCTGCTCAGTCATTTCAACTTCAGTCGTACCATTCAAAGTGATGGTTTCAGTAGCCTGATTAAAGTCATCGTCTAAGTACGTTACTTTAATAGTATTAGCTCCAGTTCCAGCAGGAGAACCATCATCATCGGTAGATGAAGATACTACATCAATATCTGCACCAGCAATAACAGGCAAAACCTGATCCGCATTGGTGTTACAGATTGTTTCAAATGATGTTCCAATAGTAGTGTTATCAGCATAAGGCTGAACTAATGTTACATTGGTAACAGTATTAGCAGGAACCGCTAAGGATTGGATATTCGCAATATCAGTCATAGTATAATATCCTTTCCTTAAGAGGTTTTAAATTCAACACACGCTTCAGGACGGATAAAACCATGACCCATAGCATACTTAGCCACAATCCACCAACCTTGGAGTCGAATGTCGTATTCAGTTTCTACAGCCAAGTTAAGAAGCTTAACGGTAGCTACAGAAGACTTGTGCATAACCAAAGCCTTCGTTGTAGAGAAATTGCCGTCATGCGTAGTAACTTGAGCAGAACTAATGTTAGTAATAGGAAGATTATTAGTTTTCACAATGTGAATACCAGCAACCTTCATAACTTCACCTTCTGCATATACTCCACGTCCACCCCAATCACGGTTGATTAGGTCAGTCGTTTCTGCCATTAAGTAATACTGAGCAGGACGTACATACATATAGCGATCATTTTCAGGAACATTCTTCTCATCTAATTCTTCAGCAGCATCAAACAAGCCACCACCCAAAGTAGATCCGGATGTTCCATAAGAGGAGTTAGTAAGTACCGCACCACCATTACCACTCGTAACGAGGGTAGAGGATCTAGCACCTAATAAACCTTGTTGTAATATGTTCTTATCCCATTGTGTACCAAGAATAATACCAGCTTCCTTAGCATAAATAGAACGTACATCATAGTGATTCATAGCTTCGTCAAGGTTATTGACAAAGTGATCTGCTAAAAGCAGACCATCAATAGAAATGACTTTCTCATTCTTATTGATTGCCGTACCATCAAGCTCATTAGCTGTGGTAGAAGTGCTACCAGAACTATTAATATAAGCATATTCAGTTGAAGCAGTTTTCCATACTAACGGAAATTGCACTGATATACCTGAGTTGATAGAACGGATAACGTGCTTGTCCATTGTAACACTAGCTTGTTCAAAAGCGGTCAACACTTCACCAGCGTAGACCTTAAGAAACATCGCACTGGAATCACCAGTGCTGTTCTTTTGACCAGAGCGAGACATTACTTGAACAGGGGCGGTAGTTGCAGTTACACCCATAGCAAGTCTCCTTTCAATCTTAAATTAATAAAAAAAGTATCTAACACAATGCTATACTTCTTCACTAACTTTTCGACTCAAAGATTATCCACCGCAGTAGGTCTTTAATCTACTCACTTAATTACTCTATAGCTCGTACTACCAGCAGGCTTTAAATATGGCCTGCTTTAAAAACATCTGAGCGTTCCAACCTATCAAGTACATCTTGTCTATAAGCTGGATCATTTTCATATCTTGGATCTTTCATAGCAGCAGTGATCTCAGCGTTGCTTCGGAAAACTTCAAGCCCCTCACTCATCCTGGAGGGTACATCACCGCTAATCTCCTGCCCATATACACCTGTAGCGTTCTGATAGTCAGCCTTTAAACCATTGGCTGTAATCATAGCTAACTGAGTGTCACCACTATTAACAGCATTATCGTAAGCTTGAATTTGTTCAGAGGTATAATTAGCCTGAGCCCATTCTACCATGTTAGCATAGGTTTCATTACCACCAACAGAATTCTTCACTTGGTTTCCTATTTGTTCTCCTAAAGCTTTCACACCAGCTATATAAGTATCAGCATAGTCTCTACTGATACCAGCTTGTTCGAGAGTCTTGTAGCTCTTATCCGTTAAAGATCCTGTTTCCATGTATTCCTGTTGTAAAGCTCCCATATCAAATGGCGCGTCAGGAGTTTCAGGAATACTTAAATCACCATCTTCTACTTGGGGTTCTTCGGCTTGTCCATGAAACTTTCTTTCCAGTTCATCGTAGCTTTTTCTCCAAGCTTCATCTGACTGAAATTTTTCTGGTCTAAATGTTTGGCTTTCCTCCTCACCCTCCAGAGGAACAACACCTTGGTCAATCGTGTTCTCAGCCATAACAGCTTTAGATGCCATTTCAGCTTCATGTTGTGCCACACTCTGAGGAGCGTCATTTTCAATTATCAGTTGGTCTGCCATAACGCTCTCCATAGGTTTCTTTTATTGTTCCATTTGGAAGTTTGATCTTGGTATACGTTGATGGTAAACCTCCACCGTTTCCTGCTTGGACGTTAGCTTTCTGTTCCATGACAACCAGTGTATTATCTACATCTTTTAATTGTGTTTTAGAAGTAATACTGGTTTCAGGTTTTTTATTGGTTTTCGGCATTTGCTTGTCGCTCCCTTATCATTTCGCCTGCTTGATTAACAGCATTAGGTGTGGCAGCTACACCAGCCTGTGCCATCGCTTGTTGTTGTTGAGCAGCCTGTCGTTCTTGTTGCACTTGTTCCTCAGGTTTTATTAATCCCTTCATATCTATTCCAAAACCAACACCTAAGCGTTTTAAAGCATCGCTGGCATTAGTGTAAGTAAGTACGGATTCCGGTCCTAGTATCTGAGCTGCTGTCTGTAAGAATGTAGCAAGCTTATTAGCATCGTTTCCTCTACCTAAAGCTTCAAACCCTGTGATGATTACAGGTTCTACAGATCCCTCAGGAAGCTTTGGTAATTTCTTTTCTCTTTCCAATACAGAAATAATACGTTTAATCAAAGGTAACTGAAGTTCATGTGAGAGAAGACTATAGATACCACCTAGAGAAGTCTCAAGTTCATTAGCTAAGAACCTGATTTCTTCTGCTGTAACTCGTTCTGCATCACGTTGAACACTTTGATTTAACATGAAAGCTGCTGCCAGCCTTCGTTCAATTTGATTGATAGTTTCCTGAGCTACCCTGAAATCATTAAACTTCTGCATCTGAAGTACAGTCACATCATCTGCACTACCTTGTCGAACCGCTAGATTTGGAGCTTGTGAAATTGTTTTTAACTTGGTAGTTCCATTAGGTCTAACCAAGAACACAGCTCTAGCAGCAGCAGCAGAGCCTTCTAAGATAGCTTTAGCTAACCCTTCCAGAGATCTTAAGTCACCTAAGTATTCTTCTACAAACCCTCTCCCATAGTCTTCTCCATCAATAGAAGAAAACCTCAAGGGGAGCCAAGGGTTTTTATCAAGCGGATAAACAGAATCTGTATTAGGAATCTTTTTACCATGCACTTCCTGGAATACTTTGATCTTGTTATTGCTTCGTTTGACTACAGTATAAAGGTCTAAATCTCGTTCAACGGAATCCGCAGCATGACCTGTTTCATTAGGAGGAGCACTGCCAAAAACATCTTTGTATAACTCCCTGCTCATTTTCTCTTGAACAATCACCTCAAGCATTTCTCCTTGAGGATCTCGTCTCACTACATATTGATCCAGATGAAAAACTCTGATCTTGTTATTCTTATTAACATTAATCAAAGCATTACCAGTGATAATCAAGTGCCGTAAACATTCATTCAGTGGAACGCGCATGGCCTTTGCTTCCACTTCATCCATGACGGCTCTCTCCATAGCATTTAAGCCTTCTTCTACCGGAGCCCTTTGTGCTTGTAGTTCTTCTAAAGTAAAATCATCTATCTGAAATTTAAAGAAAGGAGAATTAGGAGGAAACAAAGTTAACAGGAGTTTGGCAGCTAGGTTGTTTACTCCTCTTGCTCCGATTCCTTGGAACGGAGTTGGTAAATCCTGATCGAGAGAAGAATTTCTAGGAAGTATAAAGGGTATAGTAATCTCTGCTCCATCCCAAGCCCTACTAAGAAACCACTGTCTACGTTGACTTAAGCTTGAATACTTTTTAGATATAGATTCTACCATATTATGCTATTTGTAATCCTGTATTAGAAAGTGAAGTCGCAAGATCTATGTTACCTACGTCTGCTTGGGCTGCCCTGCGTGTCTTCGCACGTTTAATTTCTGCAGCCAAATTAGCACTGGCTTGTCTGCCACCTGAACCTGTAACTACTGATTGTTGAGTGTTGTACGCTATAGGATTAGATCCAGCTTGGTTATAATATTGAGAATAGTCCTGTTGTTTTGGCATGAGTAGTCCTGATCCTACAGACGTAGCTAGTCCTATGCCTGCTGCTGTTGCCAGCCCTGCATACGAAACTCCCCAACCCATCGCTGTATTAAAGCCTGTAGTGGCAAACATATCAAGCCCTTGAGTCATTCCCAAAGACTCTGGAGAAAGACCACCAGTAAAACCACCAGTGATACCACCCATGACAGCACCTTGAAGTGGATCACCCCCTGTTATCGCTGCCCCTACTGCTCCAGTGGCTGCACCTATCGCAATACCCATTGAAATAGGTTCACACATAGCTTACTGACCTAGTAACATACCAAATAACTGAATGGTAGCGTAAACCGAAACAAAAACAATAGCGTATGTAATCATATTATTATCCAATGTTAAGTCCAGTAGGTCCACCACCTAAAGGAACTCGGAATCTTCGTTTACCTGTAGCTCTCCTAGCAACTTTGGTTTTACCCTTAGCTGTTTGCTTTGCCTGAACATCTTTTGTTGTCCTAGCTGGTCCTGTAGTCACCTGTGCTATCGGAGCTGGAGGGCTCGGAGGCGGTGGTGGCGGTGGGGGTGGAGGGGGTGGCGGTGGAGCTGCTGGTCTTCCTCCTCCCATACACATTAAGATATTCAATAGCTCTAGCACGTTCCTAGTCTCCTTTAAGTTTTAATAGTAACTTGAGCTTCTCGCTCTAAATTATCCTGAATTAATTCTTCTTGTTTATCCTTGAGCCACCTGATTACGTCCTGCTGTCCTATGAGTCTACTCATCTCTTTATCAGATACAAGATCATAAGGAAGCTTATCAGGAAACATTTCACCTAGCAATTTCAACAACTCATCTGTAATTATTAAACCAAATTTATTATGTTTTGTCATAAAACTGTTCCTAGAGGGTTGAATTTCTTTTCCTTTTCAGGGCAAGATTTTACTTAGTTGGACAAACTCCTTGTAAACATTCATCGTCCTCGATTTCATGGAGGCCCATGACTTCATCTAAGTCAACTGGATTTAACTGTGCAATATACTCATCATATTCTTCCTTCGTTACCACTTGTTGAGGTAGGTAGGAATAGACCTCTTGAGTATCACAAATGGGAAGAAAGCTAACACCAACATAAGAACTCCAATTATTGAGGAGCCAATCAATGATAGTTGGTATTTCGTCAGCCTTATAAGTAACCGTAATCGAGCAGTTCTGTTCAACGTAAGAGTCCATGAGTGACTTGTATCTTTGGAGCTGTTTAATAGCCGTCTCGTGATTAACATATTTATCTCCATCTTTTTCAAATCTAATGTTTTCCCATTTAACTGGAAAGGTCACAATAACATTATGTTCATCTACTGGATTAGTAACAACTTGGTAGCCAGCTTCCCTAAGTCTAGGAAGCATAGGATCATTCACTGAAAAATTAACATGATTAAATATGTAACGTCCTGCTGGCTTATGACATCCCTCAGTGGTATCCATTATTTTACTCAATGTTCCACTAGGTTTTATGGTGGTAACATTCTTAGGTCTTTGAGTTTCTAACTCATCTGCCATAGAATATGCTCCATGTACTGCAAGGTTCTTCAGTCGCTTGTAGTCATAGTAAGATAAGTCTTCACGGCTGGCGATCCCTGTAAGTCCCACTCCACAAAGTCTGAGGTATTCATTGTTTTCATGCCAAGTTCTTTGCAGTATTCCATCATCAAGATTAACAAGGGTTTGCCTATAGTTAGCTCTTGCAACGAGGAAGACCGCCCTTTCCAATCCACCAGAGTCTTCTCTAAATTTTGAGAGATCAACTTCGGACAGGTTACAGAAACTTTTATTTCCAAGAAGGATTTCGGCACAAGGGTTGACTCCGGTGAACCAAGGGGCTCGTCTGCGCGCTTCTTTTCCATTGATGACTCCAGGTTCTGAGCCCCCTGATTCTTTAATGATTTTAAAGACTTCTTCGAGTTCTTCATAAGTAGGTTCTTCCCAAAAGACTATCGAGTTATTAGATTGACTACGGTGAGGAGTGTCTGAAAGATTATCTTTAGCTCTAGCAAACTGTTTCCATTCAGGAGTATTATGATAAACTAAAGCTATCTCAGCAGATCTTCTGCTGCTTAATACAGTACCTAACCAATTCATTACATCTAAGATGTCCATTTTAGATAAGAGCTGACCTGATTTCTTGTTTAGAATTTGAACGATAGCTGTGTAGGCTTTCGATAAGGGTGCGTCTCCTGAGCTGATCCATCCGTATCCACTGAGCCTCTGTCCTGCTGGTCTAAGTTGGGTGAGATCGAGAACGAACCTTGTAGCTTTCCCTTTAAAAGCCAAAAGCTTGCCGATACTTTTTGCCCATGCTTCAGCAGAGTCTCCAACGGTAATGGTCCAAGTGCCTGTGTCGCTATCAAAGCTTTCCTTATTTCCTTCATGTCCTCCTTTCTTTGTACGCTTACTCCTAATGATTTCAATTTCTTCAATGGGTTTTGTAAAACCTGAGAGGGTTCCAACGACAGGAGTAAACCCGACTCCACACCCCTGTAACAAGAGCCACAAAGAGTCAACAATATCATGTATAGTCTCCACCTTTAAATGAGCACAGTTGAATTGGCTGGCCTCTCTCCTCTTGGCTATCTCAGTTCCACCAAGCCAAAGAGTTCTACCAGATAACATAACCTTACGATCTAAAAGTAGCTGACGCAACTCATTTAGTTCTGTTTCTGTTTCCAGCTCATCTCCAGCAGCTCGTTCCCACAACCATTGTTGGTGATTAATAACCCTGTCTACAATTTGATTCCATGTTTCATAGAGTTCCTGTTCACCTTTAATGGGTCTGCTATAAGTACGTCTGGTAATTACTTGAGCTCTAACTGAAGGCATCATAGACACTCCTCTAAAACAGGCGGTTGATAATTATCTCCTTTTAAAACCTTTCCATTTTCACTCTTAGTAAAAGGATACTTACTCATGTTGGCTTGATGAACTAAGTCAAAAGCTTTATCGAAATCCATCCCAAAAGATACAGCCGTTCCTTTTAGAACATAAACCACATCACACATTTCCTGCAAGAAATCCTGTAGCATAACATACTGTTCACCTTGATCTAGATTTCCCTCTAGCCTTAACGCTACATCCGCGAGCTCTTGGACTTCTTCAAAAATTAGTTTCATTCTGAATTCCAAAAGCTCTTTACTAAAAGGCTCGTCAATAGCTAGGTTTACTTTTTGATGAAACTCTTTCACCTTATTCATGTTCGTTTCCTTCTTCCTCTAAGGCTTGTATTAGTATAGCCGAATAATTAATATTGTCCATCAAAGAATCTTTAATAGACTCATTAGATAACTTCTTCTCCCTGAAATAAGATTCAATTCTACTCCACTTATCCTGTAACCTACAGGCAATCCCCACACTTACAGGAATTCCTAGTGCCTTACACCTTCTAAAGTTATGTAAAGGATCTCCAGGTTTAGCATAATCCTTATTCTTTTTCTCAGCTAGTAAGGCACACTCCTCTAGAATTTCTTTAACCCTTAGGTGGTCTGTTATTTCGGGTTCCATAGTTTAACTCCTCCTTTCTCGTAATCTTCACACCTTAAAATTCGAGCCACCCTAGCTTGAACAAGTGCATCTTCTTCTGTCAAGCCAACCGCTTTATAAGCTTGAACTATTATACCCCAATAGTCAGCAGGCTTTTGACCTTCAAGTAAATTGTTAGCTTTCTTAGGACCTATTCCTGGACACCCTTTGTAATTATCTACTGTGTCTCCGGTTAGAACTTGTATATAGAAATTAAAATCTGCTGTCTCCTCGTTAATATTGGTTTTGATTTCCGTATCCATATTATAATAGATACAAGGAATGGTTTTCATATCTTTATCAATCGAGGCTACATAATTAATGTGATACGTTTTATCTGTAGCTAAAATTCCTATCACATCGTCAGCTTCTAAAGTAGGATACGAAACAGCCTCATACTTATCACGCAGATACTTTTCCAGTTGATTATACCCTAGAGGTTTCCTGTTTTTTTTTCTTTGCATTTTATATTCGCTAAAAATTTTCTTCCTAAAATTATTTGACCTATCCGATAGACAAACAGTAACATCTGCAACCCTGCCAGCTAAAACAGTTGTAATAAGATTGTCTATAACCTTATCAGCCTGCCTATACATTTCTTCTAGGTTAACATGAGTTGTTACTATACCATCATCCCACTCTATCTCATTCTGTACTGCCCAACAAATTTTGTATATAAGTATGTCTCCATCTATCAATAACTGCGTGGTTTCCATGATATTCACCTTCTTTAAAATGTTCTTTATAATGACATTCTTCACACAAGTACAAACACACCAACGATTCTCGTAATGCTTGTCTCCAACCGTCTTTCATAAGGCTAGAAACTTTAGCTGTTTTAGTATTAGGATCAACGTGGTGAAAATGCAACCCATGTATTTTAGTTCGTTTTCCACATCCTTGGCATGAAAAATTTCTTAAAAATTGTATAATATATCTATTAGCATGGGCTCGAAACCGAAAGTATGATACTTTATTGGCTGTCCAACTATAAGGATTTTTTGATAATATAAATTTGTAAAGTCCTTCACAAAATACTTCCAGTTCATTATATGTTTTAATGTGTTTCAGCCCAATTTCTTCCAATTTTAAACGTGCCACTAAGAGGGCATCCAAATTCAAAGTATTCTCCAGCCCTTTTAATAGCTGATTCCGCTTGGGGTCCAATAAATCTTTCGGCATACCTCTCCTTACATTCAATTTGGAATTCATCGTGAATATTAGCTACAAATTCATAGTCAACAGGAGCATCAAAACCTAAAAATTTCAACCTCTCATCTAAAAGTACCAGAGCTTTTTTCATAAGTACAGCTCCAGCACTTTGAAGTAATGTATTCAAAGCACTATACTCAGACCTAACATGGAGATGTCTACCGTCTAAACCTATTAGATGTCCGCGCCTTCGATAAGCCTTCCTTACCGCATCCGTTAGTTGTTCTAAACCTTTGACTCCTTTAAAGAGCTTTTCTCTAGCACGTTTGCCTGCTTTCCTGTTTGCTCCTAAGATAATTCCTAACTTTTCATCTCCTGCCCCATAGATAAATGCGTAGAAAAAAGTCTTAGCTTTATCCCTTGAATCAATACCTAATACTCTTTGATTCAGTGTATGTATATCGGTTCCATCCGTTGAGTTTCCCTCGACTGCTGCGTTAGCATATGTACCACCATCATAGCGTTTAAGATAGCCAGCTAAAGCTCTCAGTTCCAGGCCATCTGCATCACAGCCCACTAATACTTTACCTTTAGTGGGCTTAAACAGTTCCCGACACTCCTTACCATAAGGACTATACACCGCAGGAACTTGAGCTACATTAGGAGAAGAATGAGTACACCTACCAGTAACAGCTCCGTTAGTGTTGACGTACCCATGTATCCTTCCCTCTTTCTCTAGCTTAAGCCAAGCATTATCTCCCTCTGCCAACTGAGAAATTCTTTTCGACAAAAGAAAATGAGTATATAAATCTTCACATGGAGGATAAGGTAACTTTTTTAAAATCTTTTCATCAATCTTAGGTTTACCATTAGGAGTAAATTCAGCAGGCTTCCATCCATAGTCCTGTTTTAATCTAAGACTGATATGATCTCTACTGTTTGGATTAAAATGAACTTTCTCTATCTTATTAAACACTGCACCAGCAGAATACCCTTTGGATATGTTTGCTCTTTTAGGTACAAACTCACCCCCATCCTTATACCAAGAGCCAAAGGTGTCTTTTAAATTTTTGCCTACCAAATCTTTTTCTTTTAAAAGCTGAACATATAAGCCTTGTCCTTTCTTAGTATCAAACTTAAACCCCCACTCTATCTGTCTCTGAATGATAGAAGCAAAGTCATGTTCCAACATAGCAGCTTCGGATGGAATCTCACAATAATCTATATGCTCATACAACAAAGATGTTATCGAAACATCGTTTGCACAATACCTTGCCATATCAGAAGAAAAAGTACCCCACTCAGTGTTATCATTATTAAATTCTCCTTTCAGCAACCCAAGCCTGTAACCCCATGCTTTTAACCCATGAGAGCCCCATAGTTTTCGAGGTACACGCGTGGGTGGTTTGGCATCAAGCTCCATGATGTTGGGAAACATCAAACGAGACATAATTAAAGTATCTTCAATTTGAATCGACTGTCGAGGCTCCCACCCCAATACTTTTTTAAGAACAGGTAGATCAAAACCAATAATGTTATGTCCAATTATCGTCTCAGCCCCCGACATAACATCAAGAGCATCTTCAATACAATCATACCCATTCTGGTTGGCATAAATCTGAGAGGCTTTAGCTCCCTCAACAGTAAGCCCAACACAGTGAACCTTAGTTACATCTGGTAAAAGACCATCGGTTTCAATATCAAATATGATTTTCATGTTTAGAATCCTTCCTCAAGAGCTGATCCACACTCTCTAAGTCTTCCGGTGTCTTTGTCGTAGTAGAGTTTGGTTGCAATTCCTGTCGAGCTTCCCTTATACCTTGCCTTAAGGATACGAACAGTCGTCTCACCGTCTTCTTGTTGATTTCTTTCGAGTCCAATAACGAAATCACTAAGTTGAGAAATGCTTCCACTCCCTCGAACATCATTAAGTGTAATTTTTCTTCCATCTTCATGCCCCCTTCCATCACTAGGTTTTCTTAGGTGTGATACTATCAGCATCCCTATGTTAAGTTCTTCTGCTAGGGATCTTAGTTTAGTCATTAGGTTATCAATTAATCTTCGTTCATCTCCACCTTCCATACCGGAAATCATAATAGAGATGTGATCTATGATAACCCAACCTACCCCACAACTTCTCACAAGGTAGCGAATTCTATTTGACAACACTTCACCATCTAAACTCCCCCAATGATCGTATAAATAGATCCTGCCTGTATTTAAAGTCTTCTCCCATATATCCCTTAAATATTTTTCATCCAAATTATTTTGAAGGTGTAGCATTTGGTTGGCTTCGATAGACATGAAATCAACCGCAGCTTGTCTAACAGATTCTTCCAAGGCAATATAGCCTAGAGTCTCTCCCTTGCTGAGAAAGTAAGATGCAATCTCTTTAACAGTTGTGGACTTGCCAACTCCAGTGCCAGCACAGAAGGTAACAAGCTCCCCCTTGCGCGCTCCTAGAGTAAGGCTGTTAAGCCCCTGCCAAGGGTACTCCATGTCTGCTGCTTCCATAGGAGTATTAACAAGGTCCCAAGTATCTTCTCCTGCTATGATTCCATCAGGTCTATAGACACTAGCCCTGAATATTGCATTTACAACTTCGCTACCTCTGCCTTCTTGGAGCATATCATTTGCATCCTTAAGAGGTAAGGAAGCAATCTTACAGCGTCCTGGTGGAAACAATTCAGCAGCTTTACGAGCACTACTCTTACCTTGAGGATCGTTGTCAAACATTAACACAATCTCTTGAAAGTTTGCCAACAGCCACTCTAAATCTTTACTGATACTCTTACAAGCTGATCCTACACCATTCGCGATAGATACTACAGGATATTTACAGTTGTTGATTTCCGCAACAGACATGGCATCTAACTGGCCTTCAGTAATCACAATGTATTTTCCAGAAGTCCAACACTGCTTACCCCACAACCCAAGACTGCTGGTATCTCCAACAAAGCTAAAGTCGTGTCCCTTCTTACGAATTTGTTGTGCTACCAGTTCTTTGTTGCAATTAAAATAGGGAGCTAAATGAATAGTCGTGCCTGAGGCAGTTGTTTTTACTTGGTATCCAAAGAATCTACAGGTATCAATAGAGATTCCTCTTTTAGTAAGGGGCTTGTAGCGTCCACCCATAATAAGTCCTTTAGTGGTTGACTGAGGCACAAACCTAGCAGAATTACTATCACTATGCTCATAATAATCACAGCTTTCTCCAAAGCAGTATGCGTGTCCATCTGGATACCTCCCTAAGTTATCTTTAGAGCCACACTTCGGACATGGCTCGTGTATCACTTTTTGATGAGCTCGTTCATCCATAGTTCAGGTATGCTCCTTTCAGCATAAAGAAACCCATGCTTTTCACACCATGCTGCATACGTTGTCTTTGAGCCTTTATAAAGTTTTTGTCTGGAATTTGTAAATACGAATCGTAAATCTAAATCCGGATATTGCTTTTTGATTAACAGGTGTTTGGTTCTGTCCTTTGCCAAGAACCTACCCTTTGTCTCAATATATATCTTACCTTCTAAAATAAAATCAGGAGTATAATGTCTAGGCTCAGAGATATACTTGATTCTTTCGGTTTCATAAGTCCAAGCTATATCCTTGCAGTGTTCCAACTGCTTTGCTATGGACTCCTCTAGACCACTTCTATACCCCTCTCGTATACCTCTGAGCCTTTGTCTTTTAGTTCGCCACATTACTCTTGATCCTATCCTCTTTTAATCCTCGGAGTAGTTTACTAACTTGAGAAACTTCGTAAAAAATCTCCCTCGGAAAACTCCCTGCTTCAACCATGAATTCCACTTGTATTATGAATTCATATAGTGTTAAATCAGGGAGCTCCCTTACGTTATCCGCAACATCCGCAGCCGTATACTTTTTTAACTCCTCGAAAGAAGGCATCATTAGAAGTCCTCGTATTTATCGTCATCATCATCTTCCTCGATCTCCACAGCCTCCTTACGAGTTTCTTCTTCGACTGCTGCCTGAACAAAACCTTCATCTTCTTGATCCCATTTGACACCAGCCGTATATTCCACCAAGTCAAGCACTCGGACCGCTTTCATTCTCAGAGTAACTCCACCTTGTCCTTGGCTAAACGGAATAGCTTGATACGCGATCCTAAGCTGACTGCCACCACCTACTTGAGCTCTCATCCTGTTTCCCTTAGTGTCTGTTAAAACAGGTTGCTGTTTAATATGATTGCCATTGACTTTAATCATAGCCTTCATTTTAAATTTAACCTTGTAATTACCAGTGGGCTTGTCGTCCTCCCCAAGTTCTTCCTTGATAGGATTGTGCTTGCCACCATTCATTAGAGGGTTAACGATTTTTTCAATGATTGCAGCATCTTTCCTGTTAAAAATAAGATCAACTTGGTAGACCCCATCATCATCAAACCTAGTGTCAGGCTTGTTTAAATGAGGATACGAGGCGATTCCCACAGGTGTAAAATTAATCGGAAATGATTCTTTCTTTTTCATGGTTATATTTCTCCTTGAATAAATTTTTCTGCACCCCCAAACTCAGGGATTTTTTTTAACTTACAATCTATACGCATATTATCTACAACTCCCATAACGTCACTGAATCTCCTTTCAAACTTATGATGATATAAACAATTAAAAACAGAACTGATTATAGCACACTTTTCAGCCTTGGTAAAGCCCTCAAGACTGCTGACTACTAACATCATACCTTCTGATACTCGCTTTGCATCTGTGTTAGCTAAAAAAGAACTCTGCATCTTTCACCTCATTAATATTTAAAGTTCCATACTTCGGTAATTTAGGTAATGCTTCGGTCTGCTCCTCAGAAAACTTGAGAAGCACATCTTCTGAGTAGAGCTCAATAAAAGTTTTTCTCAAGACTGAGCTGAGAATTTCCATATCGCAAGCATGGGTCCCAAACGAATCGTGTATCACAGCAAAGCTCTGAATGTCTGCATAAGCAGCAATAACAGTTTTCATTAAATGACAAGCATCCAAGCTATGCACAAAATTAGGGGCTATCCCATTTGCCTGTTTATGTTTATCCAGCTTGTCGGTTAAACTATGAGCTGAAAACAAAGACACCAGCTTTCCATTTAAAACAGTTTTGACTTGTTTTACCACAGGCTTCATGTACTTTTGTTTGACTATAAAACCAGTGGGAACCGTCCAGTAGATAGGCTTGCCTTCCTTGCTCATTACTTTAGCACAATCCTGGAGCCATTTCATGCCTTCCCTCGCTGACACCACCACATCTCCAATGGAAGCGTAAATATGGTTAGCCAAGTATTTACAATATTTCCAGATGTCTTCATCCTTGTTAACCGTAGGAAACTGAAGCCCCTTATCAAGCTGCTTCTTATATTCCTCATAGAGCTGATCTCTCATTCCATATAAGGTAGCTCCATAAGGAGTTGTCATTACCGGACGCTTGATAAGAGCTCTGTTTATATCCCCTTCCTCTAAGATAGCTTCTGGATCATTCTTAATTTTTTCTTTAACTACCTCTGTCACTATACCATAAATATCCTGAGGGTCATCTGAAGGACACAGGTTTACCGCGACTCCCCCCTTGTGGTCTTTCAGCATAGCTGAGAAATGTTGCAGTCCATTACAGGACCCATCCACAGTAATAGGTAAAGGGCTCCTGTAGTCTTTGTTTTTTTCTGCTTTAACAAACTCAATACAAGCTCTCAGGAATTGCCAAGGTTTATCTGCATCCATCCACCACTTGTTTTCTAGAGGATCTAAACCTATATCCATAATATCCTGTTCATGCAACAGAACCCATTCTACTCGTTCCTCTAGCGACACCTTATCGTACCCATAGCAGTTAGCTAAGTGTACCATCAACCAAGGCTTGCCTGAGTTTCCCATAGGTTTCCCTTTCGAGAACTCCAGCAAGCCTCTGGCTGAGTCTTCCCCCTGAGGATTAAGGAAGGCGGTATTCGCGTAGAGTCTGCCTCTGAAATCCAAGGTATGAGGAAAGTAAAAAACTTTTTCATCCTTGAACTTTCTTGCAGTCCACATAAGCTGACTAAATTGTATTCTTTTGGTTTTCCTTCGGACATTATCAGTGTGCATCAAAGTTGCTTTACGTTTCCAGTTTACTTGTTCTTCTTTAGTTCCCTTCTTAGGATAAGGTTCTTCCATAGTATGTTCATGGAATTCAGGGATCACTTTAGAGCTGGCTTTGGAAGTAAACAAGTGTTCCATAATCTCATAGACTTCCTTGTTGATCTTCCAGCCTGTCTCTTGAACCATATTCACAGCTTTAAATACGTCAGTAGGTTTCGTGGCATTGATAAGCTCAAGATAAGACTGATCCATAGTCTTCACCAAGTTCATACCTGTATAAGTGTAATAACCTCCTGTATAAACCGACTCCCATTTTCTAGGAGGAATAAGACAAGGCAGCGTTACCGGATTATACAACTCACAAATAGAATTTTTCTTTTCAATCCACTTGATAGATTCCTCCGTAGCCTCTAACCAATAGATTGTCCTTCTATTTTGTTCTTGTGCAGTACGCAATACAATCTCAAATAGCTTAGTAGCATCACACACTAAGGACACCATCATTTGTCCTAGCCTCACCTTATTTCCAGGTAGCCAGTTTTTCCAGCTAATACCAGCTTTCTTTTCAGAATGAACCAGAACCCTTTTTTGTTTTCGATAGTTAGTAGTTCTCTTGTTTAAGTCTCTTGTTACCACTCCATATAACGCTGGATTAGCTTTCTGAAAGAACCTGAACCGCGCTTCATCTTCTAAGAAAGCTCCTATCTCATGGGCTATTTTTACCAGCTTTACAGGTGTTGACAAGTGGTTAACACAGGCTTTCAAGCTAAGAAAGGCAATCACATCTGACGGCAGCTCGAATAGACGCGCTATTGCGTCTGTTGAGTGTGTTGTAGGTGATCCAGTATTATATTGTTTCTTTAGCTCAACAATCTCTTTTTCTATTTTACCCACACCTTTCCTGAGGAACTGGATTCCAGCAGGAGTTGTGGATTCGTGCTTACCCTTCTTAGCTTGTCTGTTCTCCTCTCGAAATCGTTTGACTCCAAGAGCTACCATTTCATCTTCTAGGTCTTTTTGTCTTTGAAACATTTAGACTCCTATACAGTTCTCTTGAGTACATAGCAGTAAACACAAAGTCTCCCACCAAGAACCCATACTGCTTGGTAAACACCCACCAAGACAAGAAGCAGAGGTTACACAGGATTCCTGAATACAGAGCATACTTAGCCTGTCTATTAATAAGCCGAACAGACCAAGCAGCCCATACTGTTAAAGTAAACTCTACTGTGTAATTGATAATCATTTTCTGTACGTTTTTTTAGTTGTAGCTCTCCAAGGACCTCTTACCATGACAGGATAATTAGTGTCTGTTAAATAACAAACTTCCTGCCCCATAGACATATCATGGTAAACCGCCCACCCTTCCTTGGTAGGCTTGGTGTGGCAAGGAACCTGGATAGAACTATAACTGGCTTTTACTCCAGACTTGAACGTAACCACCAGTTGATTAGGAACTTCATTGATTCCCCAGTGGATTCCTTTAGAAGCTGGAGGTATTAACAGAGTTAGTGTAATTAAGATTTCATTCATCTTCTTCAGTTACTATGTCTAATAGTTCACCCATCATCATTTCTCCTGTCTCCATGCCTTTTTTATAGGCTTGTTCTAGCTTCCACAGTAGATCAGGTTTACGAATGACAATTTCATCTTCATGTAATGTTACTTTCTTTGTATTAGCCATGATGTCTCCTTGTGTTAGTCCATTTTTCCACTTTTTTTCTAATTCTTGGAGTCGGTCCCACTGAACTTCCCCATAACTCATTTTAGTCTCCCACAACTAGAATCAGAGTTAGAAGTACAATGCTCAAACTTCCAGTTATCCATTACTGTCGTATCTGGTTTATGGTAGTACCACCCAATAAACGCCACTGTAAGAACAAGAACTGCTACAACAATTTGTAAACCCTTTGTATTCATGTCAAACTCCACAGTATTAAAGTTTTTATTAGTGTACTCTATTTGTCTACTATATGCAAGAGCCTATTTTACTGTTCGCTTGATATTGAGCTCATGCTTTAGTTCTTTAACCTCCTGAGCTATGTCCTCCTCATCTCTAGCTTCCAACTCAGCCCAACTTATGTATTGAGTCAATTCTCCCTTTTTATTATAAACTTTAACTGGATAAATCTTAGCTGCTCTTTCGCTACGAGGTATATACATAGTGTTACTCCTTTAGTTAGTTATAAGCTTATATAGACTAATATAAGTCTACATAAGAAGTATAGAGTATTACTAGTGTTACTATTAGTACTACTATTAGTATACTAAGGTTTAATCGTAATGCCTGTCCTTTGGTTCTCTACAAGTTCTCTTATTTCTAGCTTTAGCCTAGCTTCTAGATAGTCTAAAGAGGACTTAGAAACTCGTTCGTATTTGTGTAAACGAGTATTCCTGGATTCATGCGCGATCATAAGAACGTGCCGTTTAACTTTTGCTCGGTTAAGTAAACTCATAAATAGTTATCCTTATTGATAAATGGATTAATAATGTCATCTTCTCGTTTATCGTTGTAGTTCTCTTGTACTCCTCGTCCTACCATAAGCTTCTCTGAGATGTCAGTAATATCACAACCCAAGTCATAGATCCTATTAGCAAAATTGTTAACTCTTAGCCCATCTTCGTCCGACTCAGGTGCATCTAATTGGTCAGGCAAGTCGTTTTCCTGGATTTCTTGTTTCAGCTTATCGGTTAAATCTTCCAAATGCTGCAATCTGTCCCAATACTCATTATCTAAACTTTGCATTTCTTTTAGCTCCTTTAAAGTTAGTCTAGTGATATAAAATTCATCTGGTAAATCTTTTCTAATGTACTTCTCTAGTTTACTCATGCTAACTGTGATCTCCAATCTTGTCCAATCCAACCACTACCAGTATAGCCTTCACCTTCACTCTTAGGAGAGTCTAGGTAGAGTCTAACATGGGTTGCGTGTTTGAGTGGTAGGCTATTATCATACATTCTTGAAGTGTAGCCATTAGAATCTTGAAGTGAATGTTTAGCTCTAGCTCCTGAACCTCGGACTCGTACTCTAAAGCCTTCACGCTTGCCTAAAGCTCTTAGAGATTCAATAAAGGCTTTAGCTTCCTCGTTATACTCGATTTTCATAATGTATCGGTATGGATTACTCATTTTATACTGCTCCTTTTCTTAAGGATTTAAAGATATGGGCTATGACATCTATCGTCCAGCCGTTGCCTAACATTTTGTAACGCTGAGTATTGCTTATCTTTACTTCTTTTCCTTCTCGTATGCCTTTGCTCGTGTAGTTATCTGGTACAGTTTGAGCTCGTTCACACTCAAGTGGCGTAATATACCTAAGTCCTTTTACGTCCTCAATACCAAAAAACCGCTGTGAGCTACAACCTTTAAAATGACTTGCCTCTATCATCTGGACTTTATCATTATCAGATTGAATCCTGAGCTTCTTATTCTTACGTTCACCATGTCGTTTTATCCAAGCTAACATCTTAGGACTGTAGTAGAAATTATCGTCAACGTCAATCTCTTTAATGTCTTTATAAGCTAGTAAGTAATCTTTTCGAACCGTAGTTATAGCGTTAAGTTTATCATCCTTTCTTAATTCCAGATGTTGCACTACTTTACCGTCTAAATATCTACCTCTGACAGCACTACCAATCACGCTATTATTCTGATCTTCAATTATATCATTTATATTAACCTGTTTTGTATCATAAGGTAAAATATCTATATTAGTCCAATAAAGCCTCTGTCTATTCTGTGCTGAGAAATCAGCAGAGTTGATAAAGATAGGCTGAACCCCTAGTAAGTCTGAAATAATATCCTTCCACTCTTGTTTCATTTTTACATTCTCTAGCAAGAAATACTCAGGCTTACAAACCTCAATAGCTTCTACAAACTTATAGAATAGACTTGATCTACTACCTTCTAATCCTTTTCCATTACCCTTAGCAAAACTCAGGTCCTGACATGGTGAACCACCTATTACCAAGTCAATGTCTTTAAGCTTGCTAAAATCAACTTTTGTCACATCTCCTAAAAAGATAGTATTAGGAAAATTGTATCTTGTGACAGACTGAGCATACTCGTCAATTTCACACGAGTAATACTTGTCTACTCGGAGTCCAGCTTTTTGTAACGCAAGCTGTCCACCACTCATACCATCAAATAAACTGAGTACATTCATAATTGCTCCTATGGTTAATATTCAACTCTTATTCTCAGCTCCTGAGAGCCTAAATAAGCCCATATTCTAATGTTATCTAACATACCCTACCAGTTATTATAGAATATAGGCTTAAATCGGTGCTCAATGATATGTATAAGCTATCACTTTATCATCATGCCAACACGCGCGACATTCTTGACAACTTTTTCTATCTTTATCTTTACCAACTGGACACACATAGATTTTAGAAGTGTCAACTTTTTGACTATTTTGGATAACTGTGCTACCATGTATTGACTCATAATAACCATTAACACTAGGGCTCGAATAGCGTACTTTTACGTTTGGTAAAGCCTCTAGTTTTTCCCATAAATCTTGATCTAGTAATTCTCTAGCCTTTGTTGGTATCCAATGGAATATATCAGGAGTTAATCGACAAATGCTAGTAATTGTATAGAGTAAATCATTGTCGTAAATATCTCCTGAATCAAACCACCTAAAATAATTACTCTTTTCTTTTTTAATTAAGTTAATCATATCATCGTGAAAAGAGTCTAGATTATTAAGTGTTTCCTCATAATTATGCTTCCTTAAAGCCTTAGCTGCACGCCATGAATAACTACCTTTGATAGCATAGCAATTTTGACAAACCTCTTTAATTTTCCCATGCTCATCTAGCATACCAATACAAGTATTTTTCGATACTGGTAAAGCAAAAGACTTGCAAGGCATTTTTGAAGTTTTACTAAGTTTAATCATTTTATTTATCCTTAGTTAATAATTACATAATTATAAGTTATAGGAATGCTGGTACTTGCTGGTATTATAGTAATAGTTTCAGTAATTTTGTTAATTTCGGATGGAATATACTCTTCCTTTTTTCCGAAGTAATAATGATCTCCCATAAAAGGTTCTTGAGATAATAATACTTTGCCTTTAAAAAAGCCGATATATGAGTTTCTATTTCTCATTTTATTTCTCCTTTTTTTCAGTATAAATTTTAACTTCTTTGTTAATGTCAATTAGCCAGAATAATTGCGGTATTGCTAATCCTAATAACAATACTACTGAAATTATAATAAACACAGTTTCTATCATTTTGTTAACCCCTTCCCTTAAAATTTTCCCATGTAGTTGGTACTGCAAACAATTCCATACCGCTTACGTTTTCGAGATCTTCAACCATTTCTTCATAGCTATCGAATTCTAACGCGTCAATAAAATTGTAAGTCTCTATAAAACTATTAAACACTTTTTTATTGAATAGATGCTTCCCTTTTGCGTCCACTATTTTATATTGCTCAGCCATTGTTAATCCTTTGTTAAGTTTTTCTGTAAATTATCAATTATTGAATTAATTGTCAACAATAAAGTTCGACATCTCGAACAGATAGTTGGCTCAACCTGGACAACTGCTGCAATTACAATGAGTTAGCTATTGAAAAAAAATAAATATAATTAGTTTAATGATTGATAACATCTCGAACATATCAACCATAGCTAAAAAAATGAATATACCCCACACCAAAGAGACGCACCACCACCACCGATCACTTATTGTTGACTTGTGGTTGACCATGAGTTTACAAAAGTTTTGCGTATATAATGAACGCGCCCAGGTGCGCGCGCGCGTATATGAAGGACCCGATGGGGGAATTTTTTTTTGGTGTCTATATCGTATACCCATTCACATTTTTCTAACAAAACTTTTGGTCAACTTGAGTTTCCTCAAAGTATTCATCGCATTGATAGAAAAACTCTGCTAATTCTTCCTCTGGATCAATCAAGCGGATTACTACATCCATCCCACCGCCTTCCCATTGGACGTTCTTGTCCATATAACCCTACTTACAGCCAACTAAAGCCCCCTATTAGGAGGCAATAGTCAACTATCAGCTAGTAAGTCCTAAGTTTAACAGGTTTAGCTTTGGGTTTACGCTTAGTCATTTTAGGTTTAGGCTTAGGATTCCTGTATCCTTTGAGTTTAGGCATGGTTTATAGTCCTTTATGGTTACGAATTTCTCCCTTGGATGAATCATAAGGGAATCGAGTGGAGACTTTATGTACTCCTTTGTGTTTAACGGTCATCGGTGAGGTATCTTTAGCTGGAGGTGTAGGATTACGTCTCCCAAGGCTCGTATTGAAGCCCCCTGAACCTACATCTCCCCTGATCTTCTTTGTCATACTTGTACTCCTTCTTTTTGTTAGGAATTATTCTAGTTCGGTACTGCTTATCTTCCCGAAACATTTTGTTTACTACTTGTGATTCAATCTTATACTTATCTTTCTTGTCTATTATTTTCATTTTTTTGGTGGAATTTTACTTCTTAAGTTCCATTTATCTTTAATTGAAAGTTTGGAAGAAGTAGCGTGTTCTTTAGCAATTTGTGTTGCTTCTTTTTTAGTAATTAAACCTTCACCTTTATTATATTTTTCTTTAAGTTGCCTTTTTTTATGTTCTTCTTTAATTCTTTGTCTACGAATAGTGTTTTCTTGTTGTTTTATGGAGCCATGTTTAGGGTTTTTTTTTATAGATAAACCAGAGTCAACTTTAGATTTCTTTCGCTGAGTTACTTTTCCTTTTTGTCTCTTTGATCCTTTTCCTTTATAAGCCTTTTCAGCAGATTCTTGTTGTTTAGTTTTAGATTTTAAAGCTTTATTAACTTTTCTTTGAAGAAATTTATATCCCTTGTCTTTAACTATTTGAGCTGCTTTTTTAATTCCTAATCGTAAAGCAAGTGCTAATAAAGGTGCAGGCATTTTACATTATACTCCTTTTAAATGGTATACATCCTACGTTTAAATTTTCAGGAACTTTGATATTCTGTTCTCTACTTTGATCTATAAATTCCTTTTGTTTTTTAATACAAGCTTGTTCACTTTGAAAACTACCGACTATTTCTCCATGTTCAATATGAGGAGGTACTACAGAAAGATTTAGAAAAATTACTATAAGTAACCAAGTCACTAGACTTTGACCCAAACATTTTCATCTTCATATGACTGATCTACTGTAGACATAAAAGATTTGATGTTGTCTTCAAATTGTTCATTTCTTCTCTCATGGTACGCTAATGTTTCATCAGCAGCCATTTGTTCTACCCAATAGTTTACTCCCATAGCTAAGACATCTATTCTATCATCATACTGAAGTGATCCCTTATCTCGTGTAAGTCGAGTCATTTGATAGAATAATTGTCTACGAGGTTCTTCTTTAGAATTCTCATAGTCATTTCTAGCTTCATCTAGATCTATAACAAGTCTATGTTGGTTCATTATAGGTTCTAATATATCTATAATTCTTGCTTCTTTTTGCTTAGAATGTTTTATTTCTTCTACATGACACTGGTGATACTGGTTAAGTACAGGTTTAAACAACTCAGTATACATACCATCACCAAAGTTAGCTTCTATTTCTATGGTGTTAACCTTGTATTGTTGAGCTATCTTGGCTAACTGAGTTAATGTACCGCGATCATAGCCACCTTTAAGTCCACCAACAGCTAACACAAAGATCTTACCATTCAATAGTTTAGTGACAACATAACCTGTTTCATCAGCTCCTCTACCACTAGGATCTAGATGGAGTGCTGCTCCGGTATACTCATAGTAATCCTTTGAGACTTCAAAAGGCTTATAGAAGTAATCTCCGGTTAAACCCACAGCAGGCAGATCCAGGAGCTCATCTTTAGCGTAAAGCACCCTTCCAGGCCCTTGGTCTGAATCTAGAGGAATTACAAGTAGATCCCTGAGTTTAAGCGGATAACGCTGATCGTCCTCTCCTGAAGTATCCAGCATAAACTGGAGAGCAAAACCAGATTTACCATAGGAAGACTCACGTTCAGTTAAATCCAGATCATCAAATCTGAGGGGGTCTGTGGGCTCTCCAGTGGCTTTCTGAAGGACATTTATGAAAGGAGACAGCTTGGTACTATAGAATTCTTTTAATCGACTATCGGGCATCCTAGCAGGCCATATACGACATTCGTATCCTCTGGACTGTAAGCTGCTATAAAGAGATTCTTCTACTTGTGGTGTACCTAAATAAACAATACGTCCAACTTTAGGCATAACTACAGCATCGAACTCTTTTACTACTTCACCTAGCTTATCGCGCATGACTTGAGTCAAAGCATTAGATAATACCTCGACATCATCTGCAATTATAATGTGAGCCCGACTACCGACAATCTGCCCAGTAATACCAACAGACTTGACAGAAGGAGCATGGGAAGCACGAGCAGGAGCAACGTCAAAGGCCACATTGGAGTTACGTTGATCTTCTCGTGCTCGTAAGTGTTGTAAAACTGGCATTTCGTTAATGATTCTTTTTGTAAACGTGCTGAAATCATCAGACCTCTGTTTAGATGCAGACACCACTAGAAATTTCAACTGTGGGTCTACTAAAAGTTTCCATACGACAAATGCTGAAGTAATCCAAGACTTACCTACACCTCTAAAAGCTTGAATGATGAGTCTCTTAGGTCCACCTTGGAGGTAATCAGCTATATCATATTGTATTGGGGTTGGTTCAGGTAGAGCTAAATGTTTCCATGCTAAATACAGAAAGTTCCTGAAATCAGCTTTAATTAGCTCTAGCTGGCTTTTTTGGGATTTCATCAAAAGGAAGTTCTTCTATTAAACTTTTTATATCCAGATTATTAGAACCATTACACTCAATATGATTGTCTCTAAGAAACTGACGGGCCACATTAAGATCTGCTGGAGAGGCATCACCCGACATAATTTTTTCTTTAAGTGTTTTAGCAAGGATACCATGTAATTCTCCTAAATCCTTTTCAGAACTTTTATCGTCCATTTTCACAGCTCCTTAAGAGATTATATTGTTTATGTAGCCAAGCATCTGATACCTTATAGTGGTGCTCGTCTATCTTGGTTATCGTCATATCACTAGGAATTATGACTGCTCTTTCTGTCGTGCAGTTTACTAAAAAGAAGGGTAATACGAGAAGCATCCCCATCTGCAATAGCTTTATCAAATTGTTCCTTGTTTTTAATACGTTCACGTTCTGGTTTTCCTTTAAGATACCATAGGGCTATCTGAAAGATAGCCTTTAGTAAACCTATGATACCCATGTTATTTTCGTTTAACTCGATCCATACCTAATTTCCAAGTAATACCACCTGTCATACCAACTAATGCCCAAGCTTCAGGAGTAAACGCATGATAGCCCATCATTTGACATATACACATCATAACACCCATAAGCATCATAAAATATGTTTTATATCCTGGCATAAAACCGTCAATAAAGTTCATAATAGGTTTAATAATAGTTTCCATTAGCAATTCCTATCCATTAAATGTGCGTTAGTAATTAAAGACATGGGTATATAACCACATCCTTTGTACTTCCCTTTTTCAATCATGTCTTTATTGTAACCAATAACTGCATGATCGTTTGAAACTCCCATCAAAAAACCACAAGATTCATATAAAGCTTTTTTTACATTAAGATTCCCAACAGTTACTTCGTCATTATCGTCATAAGGATCAAACCATTCGATAATTATAAGTCGATGTAAATTATCTTTATTTGTAAGCAACTCTATTACTAATTGATTTCTTGTTTTTCTCATTTAGATAATCCTAACCATGCAATTACAGTTCCAGTAATAGAAACCATAAAAAGCCAAAGTCGATTAGAAGTAGCTTGCGCTGTTTGTATGTTACGAACATCACCTACTAAACCATTCATCTTAGATTCTCCTCTAAGGATTAACTCATGTTCTTCGACTTCATGTTTAGTTGTTGATAAGTCCTGATGTATTAATAGTACATCTGTGTGCATAGCATTTAGTTTTTCAAGTACGTCTTTTTCAGGCACGAGTTACTCCTTAAAATGTTTGTCAAGCATTTGTAACATCTCGTCATACTTTGCAACTTCTTCTACTTCTTTAGAAATGGTTGCTATGTAATCTGAGTGTTCGGCTACACCCACATTGTTCCTAATTAAATTTTCTACGTTCATCTTATGCTTTTCGATGTGTCCTACATAATAGGATCTCAAAGCTGTTAGTAGTTGTTCTCTCATCTAGTTACTCCTTTCGGATATTTTTTCTTAATATCTGCCCTACGTTTATCAATCTCTGCCCTGTCTTGGGTATCGTATAGGGCGACTACCAGTTCCTCTATTGAGGGGTATTCTGCTTTGCGTTTTTCTGCATAACCCAACTGATTTTGCAAAGCGTTATTCCATTCCTCGTCAGTCCAATTTTCTTCCACTATTTCTAAATCAGCTTTATCTATCCTCTGTGCATGGACAGCATTATCTAATGTTTTATCAGTGTGAGGCATTTCTCTGTGAACGATTTGCCCTGTTGATTTTTGTTTTATAAATTTCATATAATCCTCGCTATAGCAAACCAAGTAGTCTGTGCCCCAGCTTGGACATCTGGTGTGTCTACTCCTGCCAGATGCCAACAATACATTTCAAGATAATCTGTGGCAGACATATCATATACATCGGTTACAGACTGCGAGAACTCACCCCCAACAGCAGTCCAAGTTTCATTGTGTGAAGTTTGAGAACCATTTTTATAGATCATTACCTTATGCCGTTTATCAGCAACCATTCCCGGTTGATCCCAAGTCAAATTAGCTGTTGCCAAGTATTTACCAGCAGTTCCACAAGTCCATCTGTAATTTGTGGAAGGATCAAACTCGCTTGCTGTATCGTAGGATTCCCCATTTAATATCACCTTGGTAAACACATTATTTGTTATATTACTATGAGTTGAATTTACATATGCCCTAACATATGGCCCCGCTTTGATTGCTGCTGCCAAATGACTAGCATCAATAGACCCATCTACTAACTCTGCCGAATCCACCGAGTTAGTCGAAAGTGAATCTGCTGTGACTGATCCTGTAGGAAGTCCACCAGCAACAAGATTCTGTATAGTGCCATTTCCGTTCAGTGTGATACTCACTTGTCACCTCCATCATTCTTGGGGAATCGTTGCTTAACTGCCAAACAGTCAGCGATGTACTTATCTATTTGAGCCTGATCGCCCTTTACTATGCCGTCTAGGTAGTCGGTTATTGGGGGATAGTTTGGTTGTCTATCTCTCTGATATTGTGTTGAGTCATATTCAGCTTGAAGCCTAGCCATTTCGGGAGCTATTTTTGATTCATCTAAAGTGACCACATTCCCATCTTTATCCCAAGCATCTCTTTCCGCATTAATGTTGGTTACAGTAGGATGCGTATTTCGTATTGCAGTATCTCTGTCCATTATTATGCTCCTATTTCTTGCACGACAAGAGTACTCGCGAATCTGCCTCTTGTAGCTAAATCATCATCTGCATCAGTTCGATTAAAATATACTGCCCCTCCACTCCCATTATTACGAATCTGTATTTTATATGTTGTTGCGCTTGTTGTTGAAGGCGAATCAAGATAACAAAGAGATACACTATTCCCCCCCTCAATATCTCCCGCCTGATTACCAGTATTGTAAGTTGCACGGGTTCGAGATCCTGCTGCTGCACCAATATTAATCGCAGTGGTTCCTCTGAGTAATTGTGTCTGGGAAGTTACACCATTATCAGCCATTATTTCTAAATGACCTAAAACCAACACTTTTGATCCAGTTGCACTTGGAGTTATCGTAACTGACATTCCTGTAACGTCAACAAATGAATTTGTCGTTGTAGAAAATGTATCTGTTTTTTCTGTTTGTACTACCTGCAAAACTTTACCCAATGCACCAGCCTTAACAGCCGTACCAGCCAAAGTAAGCCCACCGCTATCCGTGATTGCAACTGTATGTCCAGTAGGGACGGTGACTACACTCCCTGACTGGCCCTGAATTTTGTCGCAACTTAGTTTGGAGTCGCTTCCTGAAATGTCAATTTGTGGCATTAGTTATTTCCTTTCGGTATATCGGCCTTCACCTTTGCAATATGGTCTTTCCACGTTCCGTGATACATCATATCTAATTGCTCCTCCCAAGTTCCGTAGAGAGGTTTCCTGTCTCTTTGGTATTTATTATTATCGTATTCTGCTTGTAGACGAACTATCTCTGCTTTTATTTCTGCACTAGAAGGTTGTTTTTGCACTTTGTCGTGCCAATAGATTTGAACATTTGTACCATCATTTTCTTCACTCGCTGAAAAATCAGCAGTAGGACAAAGAGATGTAAGTGCTTGTCCAGTTGTTATTCTCATACTATGCTCCTATCTCAAATGCTGTAATTGAGCCGATTGAATTTTCGTTCAATGTAATTGTTCCACTATTTTTTCTAGCACGAACCTTATAAGTAATTGCCGAAGTAGTAGCTGGTGAATCTTTATAATTTA